TTCTTTAGCTTCTTCTTTAAGCTCTTCCTTTTTTTCATCTTCCATACTAACTCCTTTAACTTCTTGATTAGTTGCGTTTTCCATTTCGTTCATTGGAATCGCCGAAACAATATTTTTTGATATGTTTTCACTTAACATTACTGGTTGCATGCCTTCTAAAAATGGTCTATTGGTAAGTGCTACTGCTAGTAAACATGCACCAACATTTTTTCCTGATTCTTTATCTTGATAGTCAAAAGTAAATTCAGGGCTGATAAAGCGGTACTCTTTGTTTTTTATCATTTCCGCAGCTTTTTTTGTCCATTCAACTACAGCCCAAAGACCATTTACGCCTTTATCAACTAATTCTTTAACCCATCCAGCAGCAGGAGCTTCTGGGGTAGGGCTACCACCAGCTGATGTATGCTCATAATCAACAACGATCTGTGTTGGAGCTTTAGGTCTTACACCTGTATCAAAATTAGATTTCATCTGCTTAATGTCATCTTTAGATATATTAAATTTTCCGTATTCGTTGTGAGTAAATTTACCAGTGCGCATTATTTGAATTTCTGAAGTAGGTAATTGATCATTCTCGCTTAATTTAATCTCTGATAATTCACCTAAATATCTAAATTCGTTCATCATCATATCTTCTGGCAAAGTTTTATCTAATTTGTCATTCATATTATGCCTTCCGCCCATATCCTTAATTTTTTTAACTAATTCTGCATGTTGTGTTTCTATTTCACTTTTTAGCTTTCGAGTAAAACGCGCATCAACATATTCACCATGAAGTTTATTATGCATTGCTTGCAATTTATGCATTGACATATCTTCGCTGGTCTTTATCCAATCGCCTTGTGGATTTTTACTATAACCAGCTTTCTCTATGGCCGACCAAGCAACTTTATTAGCATATTCTTCTTGGTCTTGCCCTTCTGGTGTGTTTTCAAAAGCAGAATTAAATGCACTAATCCAAATATCTTGAGCATGTGCTGGTAAGCCTTTAATTCTTTCTGGCAAATCGTTTGGTGAATATGGCATATAAACTCCTAATCATTTATTATGTCCTGGATATGCTTATTTTGTGCTTTTATCATCTGCTGCAGACTAAATGGAGGAGCAGCATCTTCTGGCATTCCAGTTATTTCTGGCAATTCTGCTTCATCTTTTTTAATAGCGACTAAGATTCTACGACAATTTGGGTGTGGTTCTTCTTCCCAAATATTCCGTTCTTCTACTGGGATAATTGAGCCATCAACCGATGCACATTCATCGCAGGTCTTATCATCCAATATTTCAGAAATCTGGTAAGCATAAATATCGTCTAGGTATTTATCATAGGTCATGCCCATACCGCGAGTGATAGCTGGCTGAATCATCACCGAACCAGTAGTTTTGATCAAATCACCCATTTTACTTTCAATTGCAGCCCTCACTCCCTCTAAAATCTGTGTAGGGTTAAGCGATCCATTAGTTATCCCCCCATAAACTGTCAGCATTGCTGTTTTTTTAAGATCATCTGCTTGAATTTCTGCTGCCATATTGGCCTGCGCTGTAATTTGTTTTTTCACAATTTCAGATATTACAGCAGCCTTAACTCCGATTTGGTCAGCAGCTTGTTCCGATCCATAATTGTATAACTGCTCAAGATATTTTTTCATAATCTCGGCATGTTTACCCTTATCTTTAATTGTTAATTTATATAATTCACCCAGTTTATCGTTATTAATTATGTCTTTTAAATCACGCATTAGTTTTTCTAGTTGCAAGCTAGCAACAGTATTAGCGGCATTTAAAAACTTATTTTCAAAAGTATCAAAAGTATCATTAATATCAGCTAAGTTTAATGTCTTTTCCCAAGTTGTTAAATCACGTCTCCAAGCCATTTTTTCAACCATTTCAATTTTTTTTTTATCACTACCTGAAATAGTTTTATCTTTTAAACCTTCATTATTATTTGATTCGTCTGGTTGTTGTATTTCATCTGATTGGTCGCTTTGCTTTGCCTCTTGCGCTTCAGGATTAACTTTGGGTAATCTCATAATTCGGCGTAAATAGTTTTCCATTTCCTGGTCAGATTTAATAAAACCTTGCGGCGAAAGTTTACTTATAGCATCAGCAATCTTTGAGTAATCAATATCTCCAAGCTTACTGAACCTTAAAACTGGATAATTTCTAACATTACTAAAGTTATAGTTAATAAGCTGTTTAATAGCGTAATTATTAATTGTGTCTTCGATATACTTAGCAACTGACTGCAATGCTGATAGGAATAGCCCTGATTGGTCTTGACTCAGTGCATAACTCCCAGTTTCTTTACCTAATTCCATAAACTGCGCCAATATATTCTGCATAATAGCGCGATTATGCCTTTCAATTGATTGGCCAGCATCACGAACGGTATTACCTGCCATACCAAGAATTTCTACCTTCCAAGTATTTGGGGTTATTAAAAATGCTTTTTCATTCGCTCTTAGACTCTCACCAATAATTTCGGCTTTGCTAATCTCTTCTTCAGAAGCGTCTGGTGGTAATTGAAAGTGAGGGACTCCTACTCCTTGGCGTTCAATGCCAATCGCATCAATTTGTTCAAGTGATTCCTTAAACCACCAATTTTTATATGCACTGCGCAATATACTTGTGCCTTCAAAATTGTCACCTTCTTTGTCGTTAGTAAAAATTAATAGCTTTTCAATAGGAATATTAACTGTTATATATCGGCTATCTTTGACTGCTTGCTGTTCAACTCCAGTGATACTATTTTCATTTTGTACCCACTTTTTAATTGTTTTAGGTAGTCTTGGAGCAAACTTTTTCCAATAAATTTTTCCATCTTCCAGTTTAAAAACCTTTTCAAATGTCATAAAACCAAATGTCAACATCAATAATGCTTGACGAAGGAAATCATCCCAAGTAATGGTCATACGATTAAATAAAGCATCTTCAATAAAAACTCGTTGCTCCTCCTCTTGAGGAGTGGGATTTTCCGTGCCACATTGAATTGTCGCTTCAGCCGATCTAATAGGTAATTCACAAATTTTTAAACTTGCTCGAACTTGAGTGTCGCTTTTTCTCATTCGTTCGTATATATCTATAGCCTTAGAGCCTTTCAATTTAGGATTATATTCTTCTGTAATAAATCCACTAAAAATATTAGTGCCAGTTGCGCCAATCTCATCAAGAATTGGTTTATTATTTTTATCTTCCGCTAGTTTAACTTCAATTTTGCCTAGTTTCATATTTAATCCCTTAGTGCTTATTTCTTAACAGGGGTATTTAACAACCAAATTGTGTTATGGTTGGGAGTTCATCCCCTGTTGGCTATATTGATCCATAAATTTGGATAATGTTTTATAAGCCCTTAAATTAAAGACTCCTGCAAAGAAATAAGGATATAAAAAAATCGGTTCAAGTTCAGCCTTACCGATGTTATAGATACTCAAAATGAGTTATCCACAACTCTATAAGGTTGAACCCGAACCGATCAACGGTTTTTTAACGGATTCTAACTTAATTATAAGTCTACATTAATTTCTGTCAACTAACAGATTAACTTGCCAACAATTCTATTATTTTACTCAAGTATATTTGTTGTTAGATTCTCATTAATATAAAATTCTCTATTGCAATTAAAACAAAATATACCATGAGTCATACTATTCATTTCCTCTATCATGACTCCATTTATAGCAACTACGGCATGTGATATTGATTTTTTATTGGATAATTGATGTATCCAATTATGGTTGATAAAATTACCGAACATAGTCTGACAATGTGGGCATCTAATTTCTTGGATCATATTAAAACTCCCTCCCTAGTAAACCCGCTGTTAGCGGGTGACTCTCACCCTCATTATCTAATATAAAAAAATTGCCCCTTGGTTTATTATTAATTAACGTTAGCATCAAAGCATCGGCAACATCGGGGCTAGATATGCCGCGCTTTTTCATATCTTCTTTAGACTCAATTTGTAATTGACCGAGACTGGTATATTGATAACGAATATTAGCCAATTGATACCAATCATCATCTTTGTCTATCGACCCATTTTTTAACCATTCCTTGGTGTTTTGATACAATTCGGCACGCAGGTTTTTAAAATGTTCTGAATCTTTTGATTTGCTACCAACATTAATTGCAAACACTCTATTTTTAAACTCCAAATTTTCACGCAGGCGATCATAGACTCCAGCGCCGATTCCTACTACATCAATATTCATTATAGCTCTGGGATATTTGCATAGTTCGATTGTAGCCAATCCACTAATTTCCATTAAATCTTTTTTGCTGATTTTATTTAATATTTTGGCATTGCCGCCAGTACGCATAACAAATATAGATCTATCATCACCATATCTTGCCACATCAAGACCAATAATCTGTTGTTGATCTGCTACTTCTATGGATTCTCGTTGGATAGCTTGTTCAACCTCATCAACGCTAATAAGCGCGTCAGAATCACTTTTTGGAAACTCACCCAGCACTCTAACTCTAAACACATCGCTATCTTCGCCATATTTTTCCTTGTATCGCTCTATGTCCTCAACCGTAACCAGCCCAGGAATGATTGTGCGGCATTCTTTAACGTTTGGGGTATCAAAGGCCGAAATATGAATTTTATTTACCTTGGGGTCTTTAAATGCCTGTGCGAAGCGGCCTGAATTACGGAGAGGGTTACCAAGCATTAATATTCTAGTTGGTTTCAGACCATCTATTGCCTCATGTATTTCCTCGCGTATACCACTGGCCTCATCCTCAATAACTAGTAGGTATGTCGAGTGAAATCCCTGAAATTGGTCAACTCTATCAGTAGCTAATCCCAGAGCATACCATTTATCATGAATATTTATTTTAGTCTCCAGTATCCAATCCGATTGATAGAATCCAGGGTTAATGAGTGGATCAGCAGCAGACTTAATTTCGCGCCATAATATTTCTTTAACTTGTCTCCATGTAGGAGCAGTTGTTATGACAACAGAAAATGGATTGCTTAATAACCACCAATGCGCAACTCTAGCCGCTGTAAATGACTTACCAGATGCATTGCAGCTTCTAACTGCTGTTTCCCGATGGTCACGAACTGACTCTAAAATCTCTCGCTCTTTATCCCAAAGATGTTTTTTAATTACTTCCTCGCTAAACCATACTGGGTCTTTACGGATTTTTTCCATCAATTTTATTGCTTGATCCATCTTCATCCTTAAAGTTATTAATAATCTGCACAAAATAGTTATTGACCTGTTGAGATGTTTGATTTTCTAATATTTTTCCTGCTATCTCATATACTTTATTAATTGCCTGCATGTCCCCATCCTTAGCTTTTCTTATTAATATCTGGTTTACTTCTGGCAATTCCCCCTGCAAATAATAATTAACAAATCTATCCCAAACTAAGTCCCAAAATCCAGGTAGTTGCTCCCATTTTCTTAATGCTCGATATGAATAATTAAATTTTGATTTTGCTATAGCTTCTTTCGTTCCTTTTCTATTTGGATTAGCAAGCCAATTAATATAACTAACTTGCTTAGGTGTAAAAATGAACTTTTCTGAATTGTTATTCTTAACTATTTCATTCATTAAAATCCTAGCTGTTTGGTAACTTCTCTTTAATCATTACTAT